ATTTCTTTCTGACAGCTGGAATGAAACTAGCACCAGGAACTTTGAACTTAAAGAATTCTGAAAGTTCTTTTCTAATCGAGTCTTCTGTGGAAATTGTTAAATAAACTTCGTCTTTTTTCGTGACTACGAGCCTGCCATGAATTTGCGCCATTCTATAATATTCTTAATTGTTTGATGTCTCCAAGTCAGCTGAGAAACTACATCTTGTAAATAATTAACTGTAACTTTACAGATTTCTAATTTTTCTAATGCTGTCTGTATATCTTCATCAGCCCCAAAGAATTTGTCATAATCTGATTTAAGTATTGTAAGGCCTTTAAATGGATCATAATCCCAATTTTTTTCTTGTATTTCATCTTGAGTTAGTTTTCCTGTATACCAAAGCCATTTATCTTTTTGTAAATCTTTTAATGCGTGTTCGTATTTAATTTGAATGAGTTTCTTACTTGCTAATAACTCAGCATATTTTGCGTGTAATTGTGGGACTTTAAGGGAAGAAACGTCTAATTCGATATCATCTATTTGACAATCTTTCTTCCATAATTCTTGAATTTCAGATAAAGTTTTATTCTTCATACTATATATTATAACAGCTTTTGCTGAAAAGTCAATTAGGTACTAGTTCTTATCTTAAATAGTGTGTATCTTAATGTTAAATCTGCTACTACATATTCAACTTCTGTAGAATCAGTAGCTAATGTAACAGCACCTAAAGATGTTGGAAAACAATCTTCAAACATAAATTCTAGATTTGGATTGTTAGCTGATGTATTGATTATTAAAGCGGCATCTGAATACATTTTCTTCATATCACCACTACGCGTATCGAATCCGAGCTCTGATTTTGTCACACCTGTTAAATCTACAAAATCTTCAGTATCTATACCAGGTCCTAAAGACATTATCCAATTAAATATTTCTTTATAATTTGTCATATCTTCATCTACAATAAATCGTACATTTAAGGGATCAAAAGTGATTTTATCACCAGGTACATAAGACGTAATTGCTAATTTTGTATCTAATGCCGCTTCACTAAAATTAATATTCGGCAAAGTTGCTCCGACACAAAAATATCTAGTTTTAGGTAATTTGTTTATTACTAAATCAAAATTAACTGGACTCAGATAATTTAGATTTGTAGGGAGTGTTGTCTGCCAATCAGCTGTTGCCATTTCTTATTCCATGTTCTCTACCAGGAAGATCATTCCATCTGTAGAATTTTTTAGTTGCAACAGACCAAAACCAACCAAGATATTCATGTTTCTCAGCCGGAATTTTTGATTCTACATAATCTTCTTTATTTTTCTTCATACTTACTATTTATAAAGGAGAGAGTATTGAACTCTCTCCCATATAATTTATTTCTCGTTTACAAAAGCATTAAACTGTCTAGCAGTTTCAATAATTTCTTCTGAAGTAATTTCAATTACTGGTAAAGATATTAAAGAAGCTTCATCACCAGCATGATCTATAGCGAAATAAGCTGCATCAATTTCTCGTTGTGCATTCATTTCAAGTAGACCTTGTGCTTGTGAAAGTAAATCGGCTCTGATTTCGAACCCTGATTTTGTACCATATGTTACCATGATAGCCTCCTGTGTGTATGTGTGTGTTTGACTTCTCTATAAAAGTATTTATAACAAAAAAAAGAGCCCCTTACGAGGCTCTTTTGAAACCAAAAATATGATTTAGAGTAAGTTAAGAACTTCGAAACTTCTGTAGTAACTGTTTGTTGAAGTTGCTGCCAACCCTGAGGCTGGAGTAGCTCCTACAAATGGATTACTTACGATTCCGTAACGAGTTTTAAAACCAATCTTAGGTTGGAATGTGTTCTCACCTACCGCACGAACCATTTGCAGTGGGACGTATGGGCAATAGAATAGTCCAGCATCAAACGGATTTGATCCTCTATATCCAACTGTACAATAGCCTTCACCAGCGCTCACGCCTGTGGGTCTTGTAGACGCACTTGCGTAATATGGGTCGATATACACTTTAAAGGATCCGTTAAGGACACCTGCAAATGTATTTCCAGTGTCATCAACTGATAAATTAGTTGACAATGCTGGAGCGTAGTCTAATACACCGGCCATTGCAAGTGCAGATGCTACATCAGACGAACAAAGAATAAAGTTTCCTTTACCCCTACGAGTTTGTCTTGCTATAACATTAGCATTTCTTTCAATGTGATACATTAAACCTTTAAATTTCTCAACTGACCAACGACCAGATGAATCAACATCTAGATCGAATTGACCGTTGACAGAAGTACCAGTTAGGTTTGCTTCTGATGCAACACCTTCAATCTTGGCTTGATCATTAACATTTCTAACAACTTCTCTGTTGATTTCCGCTAGGATTTCACCAGAAAGAATGTTTGCTAGTTCTGTTTCTGCGTCAAGGCCATGAATTGCTTTAAGGTCTTGTGCGAGTTCTATAGTGTACTCAGCTTTTAGCGCTCTGCTCTTTGCGGTAACTGTAGCTTTTTCGATTGAGAATGACATTTCTGCGATAGACGCATCAATTTCAGCTGCTGCCGTAGTGTCGCCTGTACCTGTTGTGTAGCCTGTTTGAATAGCTGTGTTTGCACCGGAAGACGCAAATGGGTCTGTTCCTGCATGTGTACCTGCAGCAGAATAATCAGTATCAGCTTCATTAAATAAAGCCTCTGTTCGTCCTAGTGCTGACGTAGTATCTACATATCTTGCCTTCATTGCGAAGATAAGACCTGTAGGACCAGTCATTGGTTGTACACCACATATATCATATGCTACCAAGTTGGGCATTGCTCTACGAACTAGTGAAATTAGAATTGGATCCCAGTTTGCTGCTGTAGCGGTTGCACCACCAGGTGCTCCTGCAACAGTACCAGTACCGGCTCCAAGTGCTTCTGTTAAAGCACCTCTATCTTCAGCCATTGCTCGTTCTTGGTTTTCAAGTATAACTGACGTTACAGCTCTTTTGTAGCTATCTTCGATCTTTGGAAGTTCGGGATGCTCTAGAACTGGTTGCCACTTTTCTTGAAGTGATTCTGACATAAACATTGTTTATATCCCCCTCATTAAGCTAAATTAATCATCTAATTTAGCGAATTTACTTATTGCGGCAGTATAACCAGCCATTCCTGGATTCGCATTTTGTACTTCATCAGTACTCAATGGATCAGTATCACTGGACGCCACAGTTGTATCGTCAGAGACAGCTTCAAACTTTCCAGTCTTGAAGTAGGCTTCTTTCAATGTAGAAACTTTCTCTTGGAATTTTTCTGCATCTTCGTAGTCTACATCTTCTGTAAGTTCTTTTAACCGCTCTTGCTCACTATCAGCAAGCTCTTGTGAAGCTTCACTAATAATTTTTTCACGCTTAAGCTCTTCGATATCTTGAGATAAAGAAATATTTTGTGCTACTTCTTCATTCAATTTATCTTCAGTATCGTCAAGTCTGCCTGCTAGTTCTTCAACTACATCAAACTTGTCTTCTGGAACTTCAACGTAATGTTCCTCAAATAGTTTTTTCAAACCATTTATGAAATCTTCTGTGAGTTCGGATTTTAATCCTCGCTCGATAGCTAGCTCATTTTCTGTTACCCAGTTTTCTGCAACATAGTTAAGGTAATTATCAACTTTTTCAGTCAAATCTTCTTTGATTTCTTCAACAGCTGCATCAGTATCTTTTTGAGACTGAGCTTCTACTTCTGTAATCCTTTCCTTAACTTTTGTAGCAACTGCGGCTTCAAAAATTGTTTTAGCTTTTGTTTTGAATTCTTGAGATAAATCTTCGTCAGCAACGAGAGCTTCTATGTCATCAGTCATATCGACTTCATAAGATTCTTTCTTTACTTCTTCTTCTTCTTCCTCTTCGTCCTCTTCTTCTTGTTTGGACTCAACAGGAGTTGTCTGTTTCTGAGTTGCTTTAGAATTTCCTTTATCTTCATCTCTATCGCCTTCAGTTGCATCCTTTGCAGGATCACCAACTGCTGGGTCTAAAGATTCAATAAAAGATTGAACTTCTTTAACAGATTTATCTTTAAGAGACTCTACTACCTTACGAATTAAGGCATTTCGACTTAGTGACTCTGAAGTTTCTTCTCCGTCGCCATCATCTTCGTCATTTTCACTCAAACCAGCATATGTGGCTTTAAGTGTTTTAGCATCCATTTCTTTCATAGACACTACAGCGTGTTTCAACAAATCAGCTTTAGACATTTCTTCCAATGAAGGAGTTTCAGAATCATCTTCTACTTCTTCTTGATTAGGAATAGTTGTCTTATCTACTTTTGTTACGCCATCTGAAGGTTCCTCGATAGGATCTTGCTTCGAAGCTGCATTAGTCTTTGCTGCAGGTTTAGTTGCATCGCCGGCCTTTTTGGCAGCATCGGAGGCATGTTTTTCAGCATCAGGATCAGTCTTCATTTTCGCTGCTGGAGCGGCATCACCGCTTGCAGGAACTTCATGTTGAATTTCCTTCTTTTCATCTGATACACCTTCCGAGATCACTTTCTCAATGGTATTTTCTAATGTTGACATTAGATTGTCTCCCTATAAAAATAATTAATATTAATTCTAATATTATTGATTATTTATACATTATAAGTTTTCAAGGAACGATCTAAATACTTCTAATTTCGTTTCTTGAATTTTATGTGTCCTAGCTCGTCTAATTGAATGTTTATATTGTTCAATTTTCTGTGCTTTGATCACTCCATTATCCCAAACCCATTCAACTCCTTCCATTACGCCATTTACGAACGCATCAGGAGCAGAAGGATCTGCTACGATATCAGCAGCTGTTGCTAACTGAAAATCTGATTGCACTAATTGAGTTCCGCCTTCGCGTCTACTCTGTTTTAATGAACCCATACCCCTACTAGAAACACCAAGTCTAGCACCATCGGCTAGTAAACTCTTGACAATTTCTCCCATAGGAGTAGATAAAATTTTTGCTTTTCCGACGTAGTTATCGCCGTCCTCATTCAATGATTGTATTAAATGAGATGTTCTTTCTAAATTAATTGTTGGTCCTTCTGGATGCCCTAGCTCTCCATAGGCTCTTTTTTGGTCGATAAATTCTTTAGTATATCTAGCAACCTCTTTCTGCATTACCTCTTTTGGGTATATGCGGCCATTTTTGTTCTTTACTTCAGTCTGTAACATAATACCTTCAATAAAAACAGACTTTTTACCTGTTTTAGGGTCTGCTTCTACAATATATTCTACATTATCACACCACTGTTCTGATATTAGTTTCATTTGTTTTTTCCCTCGTTAAAACGCTCCATGAATAGCTTTAGCGTTACTATACACTCTATCTGCCACTTTTAATAGTCTATTCATTATTTCTGTCCTATATGCTATTAAATTTGTAGACATACTCTTTTCAAGTTTATGAATCACTATTATACTATCCATAATTTTTTCTTCTTTTTTAAGACCCATTACACTAGCTAGATGTTTAACTGAATCATTATGTTGATTCATATCAGTATAACGATCTATCTTATCTATATCACGTTTACCCATCTCTTTTGCTTCACCTAACCAATTGATCTCTTTAAGGATATCATCTGTTCTTGTATGTGTGATAACTTTTTGAAGAAAATCCATTCCTTCAGTTACATCTTCACCCATAAGTTTAACAAATTG